TTCTTAAAATCTTCAAAAATACGCTTAAAATTATCCTTAACTTCTCGTTTCTCATAATCAAAATAAAATTGCTTGTCCTGACTTTCATAACCATACCCATTCACCGATTTCTTATTCAAAGGTTGCAAAATCCCATCTCCAAAAACCGTGTCTTCTAAACTCAAATCCCTAATCTCATCAGGTAACATCGACTCAATAACTCTTTCCGCAAAGAGTAAAGCCTCTGCGCTCACTTCCGTTGTTCGTCCAAAACTCTTCATAGCCATTTTAGTAATCACTGACTTTCCTTCTTCATCCACAAAAACAGGGGGAATTTTCTCACCATATTCATACAATTCATCACCAAAAACAGATTTATCAATACCAGTAGGTCCCAAACTAGTTTTAGTCAACGGCACACTACTTTTCAAACCGGCAGAATCCAATCTCATTCCTGCACTTGCATCATTCAAATCTTTATAAAAAGTTCGCTGTGGATCAGGACCATCTAACATAAATCTTTTCAATTGCTCTAACTCGCTAATTCCAAAAATCATTCCCATGCCCATTTCCTCAGTACCAGCAAAATGAATACCAATCAAATCTCCCCTACCATTAACAATAGGACAACCACACAAACCATTAGCGGAAATACCGTAAAAAATCAAATCTTTAGCAAAAATAGTACGAACAGGCCACTTCGAAGGAGTCTTGAAATCTTGTTTGTCGGCGGGCATCTTAACTAAAATAACGGCATTATCTACACTCTTACGAAAGGAAGCATCAGTAGTCAAAGGGACTACCTTCTCAGGAGTAATAAAATGTGCTTGACCAGAAGGAGTGGCACGTTCACAATCAACAAACAAAGATTTGGCTAACGGGTAAAAAGGGAAATTAGTGCCTTGAATCTCTAACACCATCCAATCAAACTGAGTACAATAATGAATAACTTTCACAGGCATATGTTCCAATTCAAAAATATCCTTAGACACAGTGTCCCAATTACGAGATAAAGACACTGTAATGTCTTCACCATAAAAATGACAATTTGTTAAAATACGCTTACCAGAAACAATACAATGACCACGAGCAACATTCACATTATCACCAACAGTCCTTCGAATCTCCATATATCGCACGTACTTGGGAGTATTCGCCAAACGAGCAGGCAATCCAGTAACATCATCTCCCTGCAAATTCGCCTTTTCAAAACTTTTAATCAACTTTTTGCGATCACTTCCACACAACCAATTTTTAATGGGATTATATAAAACAGCCGACAAACCTCCTACAACAACTAAACTTAACAAACAAATTACCGTACCAATTAAACCTTTCTCACATCCCATACATTGAAGAGTAACTTCCTCAGGAAATTCTTCCTTCCATATACTCTTCATTGTTTCAACATCCGTACCTGCACTAGAAAACATTCGCGATAAAATATTAGTAAACTTCTTCACACTACCTAACAACCATTCCTTAACATACA